TTATAAATAAAATTGCACTAACAATTCCAAGCCCTAAGAGCTTTATTAATTCTAGAATTTGGATCATTAGCTGTTTTTTTAGAAGTTAATTTCTTTTTCATCCCTTTCATACGGGCACAGAAACTAGCTCTCCTTTTGTTTCCTACTTTTTTACTAGGTCTTTTTAAATTAGCACCAGTCGTTCTTTTAAAATATCTACGACCTGCCTCATTTAATCCACCTGAGGGGTTTTGGTATTTTTTAGCTACCATTATTTTTTCTTAGCTGTCATTGCAGCTCTCCTAAAATTAGCAGCTGTGGGTGCACCTTTAGCACCTTTCTTTCTCATTTTGCCACCACGCTTTCTTTTAGCATGGATGTTAGCATATAGTCCTTTTCTCATTATGCTTTCTTTTTGTTTTTCTTTTTATTTCTTAACATAGCAAAGTCTTTTTTAGTAAGTTTACCATCTTTGTCCATGTCTAGTTTTTTTCTATTTCCAGTAACTTTTTTGTTACTTTTTTTCTTTTTCATCATTTTTCCATAATGTCCTGGCATTAGCTATACCTCCTGTATTTCGCTGTTTTTTTTGCAATCCCTTTCGGTTGCTTCACAAATTGTTTGCCCTTTTTTGTTCCTTTTCGTTTTGCTCTTGTCGTTGCCGCATACTCCGCAGATGACAGAGCTTTGATAGCCTTCTCTGGTAAATACCGTTCTCCAGTTTCCGAAGACTTCTTGCCTGATTTCGTTCTCCATTTCTGTTTCCCCCATGCTTTAAGACTTCTTTGACTCTTTGCGAGTGCCATTACTTTTTTCTCCCTTTTCTGATTGATTCCTTACCTTTCTTAAATATGCTAGCCACCTGCGTCTTACCCATAACTTTGGCTCTCTGTTCACCAACTGTAAGAATTTGGATTTTTCTTGCAAAGGGTTTGTTGATTCGTTTAACTTTTGCCACAGTTTTACGGGCATCTGTAGGAGTTGCGAACTTAATACCGACAGTATCTTTAGGATTCTCATCTGTGTACAACCTCCTACCTGAACCTTTTGGCTTTTTACCAGTTCCTACTTTAGGATCTCTTTTTTTTGCCATAAGATTTCATTTCTTTAATATGTTTCTCAATAACTTTACTCTGCTTTTTATGTAGAGCAGATGCTTTCTTTAAAGCCTTAGCTACTTTTTTTATTTTTTTTACCATTTTTTTTCTTCACCTTTGATGGTAATAAACCTTTATTTACTGCCCTAGCACGTTCACTAAATCCAAGTTTCTTACCTTGTTTTATTTTTTTCTTAATTGTGGATACTTTTGCTACCATTACTTATAGCCACCGCCAGCTGCCTTGTACTGCTTCGCTAGCATCTGGGCTTTTCTGGCACTCCATTGTCCACTTTTTCCACCCTTTGTTCCAGCCATTATTTTATTAAATAATCGCTTTCTCATAGTTGGCTTAGTGTAGTTACCTGCTTTATTTACTGTTGACTTTTTCTTCGCCATCTTTTATCTCCTTATATTCATAGTCGTAACTTCCTTCTTGATTCTCATCAGTTATCCATTTTGATGTGTCTTCTACAGACCATATTTTAGTATTAACTAATCTATGTATAAGGGGTTTAGATGGATCTGCTGCCATCGATGGATCAAAGATTCTTAATCTATTGTTGGGTTGTATTGCATAGTTACCATCGTCTAATTCTATTACATGTCCACATTTATGTTGATCAGGTTTTTCTGCATAACCAAAATCTAATTCATTATAGTCACCAGCACACCAATCTATAGTAAATAGATATGTGCCTTCTCTTTTTTTTCTTCTTCTAGATGTATACATCATTTTACAACCTTGTAGTTGATAAAATCTAGTAACACTTACATTATAACTAAATGAATCCCATAACATTAATTCATTTAAAGGTAATTCTTTTACACCTGGTTTTTTACAAAATGCAGATATAGGTGCTCTCCACCATATACCACCATCTGTCATCATATAATGAAATAAAGGTACTTGTTTTGGTATTGAACTAAAACCAAATATTACACATTCAAAGTATTTATCATGAGAATCTTTTTGATCTCTTAGATAATTACCTCGAACATAACATTCTATTACGGGGATATTAGCATTTAAATACATATTTACTCCTGATCATCATGCCAACGTTCATTAATTTTACTTGCCATCCAATAAGCTACTGGAATACATAATATAAAAGTAATTTCTGCGGCTCTTAATATACTTACATCCCATAATTTGTGTACTAAATGATGAATGAATATGGGGATACATCCACCTACAAATATTAATATAGCCATTCTAATTTCAAAAGGTAATTTATTCATGATTGTCCCATTACCCAAAGTATAATAAATATATAACAAATAGGCTCCATTATATATCCTGACTATGACTTAACATTTGTTGTTTAATTTTTTGTTTATTTCTTTTATATATTTTTTTATGTTCAATAATTTTATTTTTAAATTTTAAAAGAACTTGAACAACTGGGTTTCTTTTTTTATACTTCATTTTGTACTCTACAAGAAAAACTAATAAATATTTTATTTTTGTTTATTAAATCTTCTCCTATTAAATCCATAAGTTCTAATGTTTCATATACACCAGATTTAGCACAATTAAACCAAGAGTCATGTGTATTCACATTTTGCTCTGGCAAACAATCACCATGTAGTGCTGAACAGATTTTAATTACTAATAAAAATTTCATTGGATATCCTTTATTGTATAATATATTACGATTAGTAATAATAATAAAATAAAAAGTATATCCACTAATCTAAGATTAACTTTCTAATTGCTTGTGTACCATCTATATTTGTATCTAATTCTGCTTTTGATCTAATACATTTATACTGAACGTTAGGTGTAAACTGTCTCTCAGCTATCCTCTTATGGCGAAGGCACTGTGCCATACCCTCTGGCTGGATACGATGTTCCTTAATATCAGGCCCTATAAACATCAAGAGGGCTACCACTTCAGCTATCATTATTTTGTCCCATTCCCGTTATAATACATTTCTCTATTTTTATCTTTTAATGCCTCAATATCTGCAAGAACTTTATCCATTTGACCTCTTAAAAATTCAATATTAATTCTATTATTCATCATAGACTCAAGTTGTTTATTAATCTTATCAGTCTGTTTATAAAGATCCTCCAGCATCATAAATTGCTCGCTATCTGCAGGCAAAGATCCCATTTCACCCCGAGGCCATTTTATTCTGAACTCAGTATTTTCCTCAAGATCTTTCTCCATGATTTTAATTTTAGTGTCAGCTATATTAAGGCGTTCTACAATTTGGAAATAGCCCATCGTTCCCAAAGCTACGATAACGATCAAACTGATGACCGTTTTCATAGGCATTTGTACGGCCTGGTTTTCTCCTAATTTTAGAGCCATAAATTAGTCCTGCCAGAATTTAGATACAATCTTATTCCAAAGATCTTTTATCTTTTGTATTATTTTTTTCATTTTGTTTTTCCTTAAGTTCTTTTAGTTCTTGTTGGGCTTTCTCTAAATCATCTGTTACATTCTCTAGCTTCTGTAATGTTCTTTTATTAGCAGAATCTTTAGACTTACCAGCATCTTGTAGTTCAGCAACCTCTTGTTTTAAGATTCTGATCTGCTCTTTATACTCAGCTATGAGATCCTGGTATTCTGATTTAGACATTATTTTTTTCCGTTACGGAAAATCTGTGTACCTTTTATACCAAAAATACTTGCAACTACTAAAATCCACAGGTTGGTAAACCAACTTGGAAGTGTTGAAAAGTATTCAAAGAATAATTTTACTTTGTCCATTGCTTCGGGATCGTCACTTATGACCGCCCAAGCAAGCACAACTATCGGAGCAGATAATATAAGCAAAACGAACTCGTCTTTCCAGTCCGATTGCCTAGCTTCAAGAAGTTTACCTTGGTAAGCCTCCTCTCCTCGAGCCATTTTTTCTGCATGCATTAACTGTGCATCAGACATAGCCATCTTTGTTTTTTGACGATTGGCATATATCTTACTACCAGCTTGTAATGCTATTTTTGCTAAACTAAACCACGCCATTTTTTTCTAACCATTCTGGCACATCAAATGAAGGACATTCTTTAGATGCCTCTACCTGATAGTGACCTATTATTTTTTCTATATCGTATTTGTCTTTTAATCTTAATATTATACTTTTAAGTGTATTAAACTGATCAGAAGTAAAATTATTCTCCCAACCCATATCTGCTGTTCCACCACCAACTAATGCTATACCTATTGATGTGCCATTAACGGCAACAGCATGAGCACCTACAGCATCTTCATCTCTACCTGTTTGCAGTGTGCCATCTCTTTTAATTAAATAGTGATAACCTATCGTATCAAATCCTCTTTGAGTATGCCATTCTGTAACTTTAGCTACATCAATATCCATATCTTTTGGAGTTTGTGTACAATGTATTACTATTGTATCAGTTATTTGTCTTTTGTCCATTATGTAAATAGTCCTAGTAGTGTTAATATTGTAGCACCTAGACCACCTAAAATTGCATATAAAATTCTATCTACTTTTGTATGTAATCCTTCTATGTCCTGATGCAAGTGTTTGAGGTGATTATTCTTTATTGAGGAAACTTCTCTTTTCAACCCTGTTATATATCCGTAGATGGATATTAAGTGTTCACTAGTTGTTTTGGGTTGCTTAGCCATAATTAAAATTTAAAGTCTTCAATTGTTAATTCTTTTTTTGTTTTTTGACCACGTTTTCTTGTAGGTAATCTTGGTTTTAAAAATTTTGGAACAGCTGGAAACTCTTTTTCTAATCTATCTTCAAAAACATATGGTATTGGTTTTCCATCTATTTCAATACTAGCGACTAAATCTAAGTATTGTTTTAATAATATATTTTCTGCAGCATATAACTCATTAATTCTTATTCTTTTTGTTTTAGAATCTAGGCCAGGTTCTAATTCTGTGCTTTTTCTAAGCTCTCTATAAGTTCCCATTAATTGTAAAACTTCATTAAAAGTACCACCTAACCATTCAGTGTATACATAAACTTCTTTAGGCATTAATGGTTCATTATTATCTACATTAGTTTTAATTCTATCAAATACGCTTATTAATTTAGAGTTAGCTAATTTTGCTACATTTAAGTCTGCAAGATTTAAAACACCTAATTCTTTAGCTCTTTGCCCTATTCTATACCATTCCTGATGATACGCAGATTGTTTGATAGTTTTACTACTTGTAAATCTTCTAGTAACTATAGACCATGGTCTTCTTACTATATCTGCTTGATCAATATCAGCTGCAGGTTTTGCTATATTAAAACCTTTTTTGTTTACAATATCTTTCTCATCTAAAAATTTTTGTAATTTATTTATATTTTTATTTGCAAGATCAAACCAAATATCTGATCTAGTTCTTTGATCTTTAAATCCTTTATCACCAGGTTTTCTAGTTCCTGGATCTGGACCTCTTAATAAATCTACTAAAGTTGTTTCTTGTACTGGTAAATCTGCAGTTTCAAAAGCTATAGTATTTAGAATATCAATAGGATACTGTAGTAACCCAGTTGCATAAGCTCCTAGTAAGTAATCTATTTTAACTGGACTAAAGCCATCTTTTTGTCTACCTTCAGGGTCGTCTCCTGTTAAATCTAATTTAGGACCTCTAATATTAGATAACAAATTTGCAGTAGCTATTGCTATTTTTCTTGTTTTAGGTCTAGCTTGTAAAGATTCTATAAGAGGTCTTTCGTAATAACCTAATACAGGTGAGCCTGTGTAAAAATTTTTATTAAAATATAATTCAAATGCTGGTCTTAATGCTTGTGGTATTGGTGCTCCTGGTAAAATATTAGATAAAGATGATAAAAAATATCTTGTAGCTAATCCATCAGAATTTTCCTCAATACTTTTTACTAAAGCAACACCTGTATTTGCAAAAAATCCTAAGTCGTATGGTTTTGGAATGTAAATAAATCTTTCCCACTGACCATTATCATCAAATATTGGAATAACATAATTTAATTGTTTTATTCTTTCATCAAGCTGTTTGTATTCTTCAATATCTCTATTAGCATAATATAAATATATTTCAGGTAAAACAATAGTACTTCCAATTGTTGCTGCTACTCTAGCTTTATCTAAAGCATTACCTTCAAATGCTAATCTACCTGTTCTGTATAAACCTTGAATACTTGCATTTAAGAACATAGTATTTCTACTAAATATATTTAAGGCTCTACTTGAACCTTTCATACCAAAATCTGTTGCTATTTCTCTTCCTAAAAATGCAGCTGCTTCATCACTAAATCCTGATGCTTTTGCTAAGTTGTATTCACCTAGTCGTGTTGCATATTCTATTCTAGAAACAAAATCTGTATATCCTCTCCATCCAGCAGCAAATTTATTTTTCATATACTTTAAAGATCCAGTATATAATTTTGCCTCTCTACCTACACCATACTTTAGTATCTCTTCAGTTGATTTTCCTAATATAGCTTCTGATTCTGCTCTGTTAGAATAACCTAATCCATTTATTAAACCTTTTCTATAAGCATCGTTTTGTTTATATGAATTAATTAATCCACCAACTGTAGTCCATCCTGGAACAAAACCTACACCTTCTTTATTCACTATACCAAATAAAGAATTAACTGTACCTGCTAAAGTATCTCTTATAATGTTAAATGCAACAAAGGGTGGTGAATATGTTATAGCTCTTGAAGAAAATCTTGATGTCCAGTTAAGAGCTTTAAAGAAAAAACGCCCTGGGCTTGTGCCTGCACCATCAAATGCATTAGGGGTTCTACTACCAAAAGATACAAACGCTTCTTGTAATTCTGGTGATATAATCTCGTAGGCCTCTTGTTTACCATTTCTATAAACTATATCAATTAAACCGTCTTGACCCGTTTCTTTTATTCTTGTTTTAAGTGTTCCAGAAAAAACTGCAACATCTAAATTAGGTAAAGTTTTTTTATCAGGGTTAGCAATTTTAAAACCTGCTTCAGCATATTTTTTTTCTATTGAAGCACCTATTGCTTTTTTATAAGTTATAGGATTTACTTTTCTAACTACTGCATTTTTATCAAGTTGTCCTAATTTTTTACCTTGTTCAATCATATCATACAATGCTAGTTTTGCAGCGTTTCTATCACCACCATTTACTGTTTTGTATACATAATCAACTAGGTTATCATATAAATTTATTTCACCTTCTAATCTTTTTTCAGCTAATTTTTTAGCACCAGGTCTTGCTGTTCTAATAATTGTATCTGTTTGCTCATCTATTCCACCAATTATTCTTTTAGTAATACCTTTAGTTTTTCTTGTAAAAGGCACAAAGTATGGATTAACTTTTTTAATTCTTACAGCATCTTCTGTGCTTAATAAACCTTTTGCAACAGAATAATCTAATGCTTCATCAGTAAATATTTTTAAATCTTCTAAACCTTTTTGATAATCTTCAACGTTTAATTTTCTTTTTAATTTTTGGTTATATTTTGCCTGATATTGTGCTGGTGTAAGTTCTCCATAATCTAACGCCTCTTTCATTTCTTTTATTGTTAGTGGTAAATCTTCTTTTAATCCTGGTTTAGCTTTTAAAATAAACTGCTGTCTTTTAGCCATTGCATAGAATAAAAAAGAATTAACTTCTGAAACATCATCAAATGGTTTTAGTAATTCATTTAGACCTTTACTATTACCTTTTATATAAGATGCTTTACCTGATGCATTAGAAGGAGGCATGTAAAAACCTTTTTTAATAAACTCATGTGCTCTTGTTGATGAAGCTGCAGCCATTCTTAATTGAAAGTATGGCATTAATACTGGATCAATATCAAACTTTTTACTTTTAATTGCAGCTTTTAATCCTGCTGCTGAACCTTCTACACCTAATATATTTTTTTGTAATACTTTAACAAAGTCATATTGATCAGCTAATTGTCTTCTAAGAAACCCACTTTTTGCTATTCCTTCTTTTGTTCTTAGAGCTTCATCAGTTAACTTCTCACCTTTTTTAATTAATGGTGATAAATTTGTAGCTTCTTTTTCTAAAGAACTATTTCTAAGTGCTCTAATTCCACCACCTATACCACCTGTTGTAAGAAAACTAGTCCCAAATGCACCAATAGAAACTAAAGCTGTTCTAGTTGGATCTAACTTTTCTCTTAGCCCAAGTTCTTTTTCTGTAGTTTGTGCTGCAATATCAGCCGCAGCAAATCCTACTGTATCTATAGCACCAACTGTTCCTGCAGTTGTAAGTAATTGTGATGATTTAACTTTAGTTGATAATTCTGCTAATGTTTCAGGATCTGATATGATATCTTTCTTAATCTTTTTTTCTGTTGCTTTTTGCACTGCTTTACCAGCAGCTTTTTTTACAACAGCTTTACCCGCAAGTCCACCAACAACACCACCAAAAATATTTAATGGATCAAGCAAAGCAACACCTATATTTCTAGCAAGTCCTTCAAGACCCATACCACCTTCTTGATAAAAATTTGGTAAAGCATTCCATTCTCTTGTTAAGTATGCTAGTCTTGCTTTTTGATCTTCACCTACATTTGTTCCTGTAATATATTTAAATTCTTTACCTATAGAAAAAGTATTTGATTGTTTCCATATTCTATCTGATATAAATTTATCAATTGCTTCTTTTTCTGTATAAGATCTATCATTTTTAGTTCCATAATAATCTTGTGCTACTTTTGCTAAATCTTTATTTTCATAAATATTATCAAAAGTATATTTAACAGTTCCATCTTTATTTTCATCTAAGGCAATTATAGATTTTATATTAGTTGGTGGTTGTTGAACTTTAGATGGGCCAGTATTATATATAACATCTAATCTGTTATCTAATTCTTCTTGAGAATATTTTTTCTCTGAAGCAACAAGCGTTTCATTATCTAATGCTTGGTTATTAACAATTACGTCACCCTTATTAGTCATTATGATACTGGGTATTTAAATAATTTTAATAAATCACTTTTTAAAGGTCTAGAAACACCAAACTTATTAGTATAATTATAATTATCTGGTAAACTTTCTATAAATAATTTTCTTTCAAAAGTATTTACAGTTTCATTATTAATAGTGCTTTGTATAGCTTTAAATGCTGCGTTGGTTATTAAATACCCTGCATCTTTAGATCCTGCTTTTTGTTCTTTAGTTGCTTTATCTCTTGCTTGCGTACCACCCCGCTGTGGTCTTTTAAATCTATCAGGAAGTACAACAGCTGGTCTAGTTGATCTAATAACTAAATCATTATCTGTTAGTACTTCTGAAACATGTTTACCAAATACTTCGTTAAATGTATCTTTATCAAAAGTAAAATCATATTGTTGTCCATCAATAGTTATAGGAGTATCTAATACTTTAGCACCTGCAATTACTGTTTTATCATTTGGGTTAAATGGTTTTCCTTCTGCCTGACTAGCTCTAGAATAATCTACATTAAAAACACTTTGAATAGGTTGTTTAATTTCTAATTCTATCAGCCTATTTGCATCTTGTACATGGTTATTTTCATTAACAGAACCATCTACATTTTTATATGCACCAGTATTTACTAATATTTGTGAACGTTCTTTTATTGCTTCTGCATCTGTTTTAAAAGCTCCAGGAAAAAGTATTGTACCCCCTGCCGTAATATTACTTGCATCTGGTTTATAACCAAGCACTGAGGCAATAGATTCATCTACAATTCTCATATTTCCTAGAGATTGTATAGGTGTGTATTCAAATTTTTGAACAACAGTATCATCTATTGTTGCTGTTCCTTCTGCTTTCTGCCTTTCTTTAGCAGCTGCTTCAATTCTAGTTTTTCTATCTGCATCTAAACTAGGTATTACTTTTTCAGCTTCTTCTTCTGCAGTATCAAAACCTTTTGTTAATGCTGTTGTAGCTTTAAAGGCTCCTTGGTCATCAACCCTTGGACCAAACATAACTTTACTAAATTTACTTTGTCCAGGTTCTAAGAATGTATCAGATAAAAATTTAGTTGCACCTTTGTTTAAATTTTGAGATGCAAACGCTGCTTTATTCTCTAACTTTGATTGTGCAATTTGTTGATTTTCAGCAAAAACATTTTTAAATGTTTCTGGATTATCTTTATCAAAATTTTTTAATTGTGTAAATAAATTTGGATCAGTTTTTAATTTTGTTTCTGCATAATTTAAAACTTCTTTAGGAGTGTCAAATACATCATACACACCTGTTTTAGCAAAGTATTCTGCAGTTGGAGTTCCAAATCTAGAATCTGCAGATATAAATTCATATGCTTTTTTATTTTTTTCAATTCTTTTCTTTTCATCTGCTTGAGATCTAAGATATTCTGCTGAAGCTGCATCTATAAATTGACCAGTAATATCATCATACTCATCTTCATTTATAGCTTTTATATCACTTCTAGCTTTTAAAGCTCCTGCTAAAAATGGAAATAACATATTAATTGCCATTTGTTTTCTCCTCTTGTGTTTGTGGTTTTGCTAATAGTCCTTGAGGTTTTTTTGCTTCTGGTGCATCAGTAGCAATATCTTTACTTATCTTAGCTATCTCCTCATTAGCATCTTTAAGATCAGCCATATCACTTATAAATTCTTGATTACTTAAATCTTCTAAAGATAATTTTAATTTGTCAACTCCTGCTCTAATACCTATTGCAGATACTAAGTTCATTAAAGGTTCTATAATTGTAAATCCTACATCAGGATTAAATTTACCTTCCATAAAACCAGCAAATGTTATCACTCTAACAATCGCTTCAACAGGAACCCCTGCATCTAACATAGCTATTAGTTGTTGTGCATTTTTAGGCGTAGTCAAACTATCATAAATATTATCTATAACTTCTTCTACATCTGTAAATTGTGGTGCATGTTCCCATGGATAATTACCAGGCTCATCAGTTAATGACTGACCTGGAATTGGTGTATCAAATGGGCTATATTCTACTTCAGTTAAATTATTTTTGTTTTTCATATTATGCTCTTGTAGTTCTCTGATAGTATTTAGCTTGTGCTAATTTTAAAAATCTGTTTTGATATTTACTTAGTATATCATTTAGTTGAACTGCAGTTTTTGCAACATTCCTACCCACTCCTGCTATTCTTCCTGTAGGTGATCCTGTTCTTGTTCCAAGACCTGCAGATACTCTTGCACCTCTAATTCTAAAACCTTTATTTAGTCTATCAATTGTTGCTAAATAATTTTGGAGTTGTCTTTGCCTATAAGCTGCTTTATCTTGCATTTTAGCTTCTTGTGCTTGTTTTGCTTTTTCAAAAACTTTTCCTGCATCAAATTCAAGATTTGTAGCTTCAGTTACAAACCCTAAATTTTTTTCACTATTTTGATTAAATAATTTTTTTAAATTTAATGACATTTATATCTCCTTAAAATTCTGCAAATATTTCCATACCAAACTGACCTAGTAATCCATATAGGGCAGCTTTCTGTGCTTCATTTTGTAAATCAAAAGCAGTTGTTCTTTCTAATGCTGCTATTGCTAAATTATGATTTCTATTTAAATCATTTTGTGAAGCTGTATTTACCCACGAGGCTTCATCTCTCCATTGTTGCCAAAGTGCTGACATACCAAAGTTAGATAAATTTAATAAGTTTGCAGCATTAGCTTCATTAGCTGCATTAACTGCTTGTGTATTAGCAGTATTAATTGATCGTCTCCAAGTTGCATTAGATTGATCTATAATTCTTTGATTCTCTACATTAAATCTTTCTCTTGCATTTTCTAATGTTTTATTATACTGTGATATAGCAGTAGTTCTTTGTGCATTTGCATCAGCTAAAGCTGTTTCATTTTTAGCATTTAGTGCTTCTATTTTATTTGTTTCTGCTAAATTAAATTGTGCAATTGAATCTGCTCTTTGTGCATTTTGAGTTTGTATATTAGTGCTAAGAGTATCATAAAACTGATTAACTTGATTTTGGCTAGTTGCATTAAATTGTAATGCTGCATTTCTAGCAGCGTTATCAGTTAATAGAGTTTGTTGTCTTGCTTGTAAATTTTGTAAATTAGATTGCTGTTGATTAGACAGATTAGCCATATCCATTTGTAGATATGCCTGTGCGTTTATAACAGCAGCTTGTTGGTTATTAGCTAAGTTTTGAAATATAACAGCTTTATAAGTTTCAGCATCTTGTTGTGCTATAGGTATAGAAGATTTTAAAATACCTTCTGCTAATGCTTCAGCTAACATTGTAGAAGAACCTAATCCTCTAGCTTGCATAGTTGCTTTTGCAGCTTCAGCAGCCCCTCTAGCAAATGCAGGTAATGGTGTACCTTGCTGTAATGATTGCTGTATATCACTAGAAATATTTTCTAGTTGGCCTTGTACAGTTGCTCTTGAATCTATACTTGCTAATGATTGTTGTGCTGCAGTCATAGGAGCTGTTACAGTTCCTTGTGCAGCTGTCATTGTAGGTGCTGTTCCTATTGTAGCAGCATTAAATTGTCCAGCTGCTTGTGGAGTTACTCCAGCAACTTGTTGTGAAGTTGCAGCAGTTCCCATAGTAGCAGTTGGTGCTGTAGCTTGTGCAGCTGTAGCAGATAGTGTACCTGTTACACCAGGTGTAGCTAATAATTCAGTTTGTTGAACGTTTTGAGCTTGAGGTGTAATAGTTGTACCTTGAGGTAATGTAGGTGTACTTAATAAACTATCTATTAGACTAACAGATTTTTTAGTGCTAGTCTGTTCTGTTTGTTGTGGTGCTAATGCACCTGTTGGTAATGTCGTTGCCATTTATTATTTTCCTTGTCCTCTATATTTTGATCTCTTGGGCACTCGTTTATTATATTTTTTATTGTGTCTCCCAGGTCGTCTTTTTTTAGTTTGTTTTACAAAATTGTTAACGCCTATGAGGGATTTGCGTTTAGCCATTTAACTATGGTTTAGTTGGCCATACAACGTTATCACATTTTTCAACAGTGTCTTTTCCTTCAGGCAGGTCTCTTAAGTCTTGTCTGTATGTTTCCATGTCAGCTGACATAGTAACATCAGATAAAGCATAAAAGTCTGTCTCTGCTAAAAGCCTATTTCTTTTAGCTCTTAAGTTAGCTTGTGCTCTTCCTAAAGCACCAGCTTCCCAAGCTGCTTCTTCAGCATCTCTA